ACCCCCCAATATGAAAATAAATTTTTTTTTATTAAAAATATATTGTAAATAAAAATATATATATTATAGAGTATAGGGATATGAATTGTACTTTTGTGCTAATTATCTACAAGTCAATATCAGTAAGGGAATTATACAGCACAAAAAAAGCCCCTAAGGGCTTAAATTATTTCAGCTAGTTCTTTAGCTGTCATATATTCTTTAAATTGATGGACCTTATCATGAGTCCAGGGCATTTGAATCTTTACATTGATGTAGTTTAAGTTCTCTACTGCCGAAACTTTGTATTTATCCTCATAATTATTATTAAGAGCAGATTGCACCAATGGCTCAACCTCATGCAGATATACTTTATCTAGCTGCCTAGACCATCTCCTGTGCATTCTGATACCATGTATAACAGTAGCATGATGTCTATTCAGCATCTTACCAATTTGAGTAAGTGATACCTTACATTTGTTCAGCCTGTACATAACGTAGTATCTCTTATAGACATAGGATCTATTTCTGCTATTAGTATCTAGCTTATACTTTGCAATCTGTTCTTTTAAATAATCTAGTTCTTTCATAATAACTTAGTTTGTGTTACTGACTTAAATAGATCAGACTGAGATTCTAATACTCCTGTAGCATTAATGAAATCTATCTCTACTTTAGCAGATTGGATTAGAGTACCTGCAAGCTGAGATATAGCCTTAGCTTTATCTACCTCCACATTGACCTGGTCTGTTGTTAATGTTTCATCGCTCAATCTCTCGAGAGCCATAAATAGATGATCTCTTAAATCACTTAGTTTGTTTTGTGCCATTGTTATTTATTTTTTTTATTAGTTTACATTTTAATCTCATTACCTGCTGAAGCTCTTTAGGCAATCTTTGTATGGTATTTCTAGCCATATTTTCTTTCTTAGTAATCATTAGCAGATTGTTAATATCATTATTTAGATAATTACCATCCTTATACACTACTACCATCCCCTTAGGAATTGGTCCATTGTGCTGTTCCCAAGTGTACCTGTTTAGCTGTTCCCAATGTGAATCTGCTATCTTAATATACAGGTACATCTTACCTCCTGTATCCTTTCTCTGATGGATAGTACCTATAGGTTGAGTGTTTACAGGCTTAGAGCCTTTTTTAAACATAGTCTTAGCCACTTTCTGATATAGTTCATTGGACATTTTTTGTCCTTTGTTAGCAGGTACACTGCCTTTCTGAAATTGTGTAGCTTTACCACCTAGATATCCTGGAGGATATTGAGTAGACCTTAAGTAAACAGGATCTTTCTTAATACCCATAGCATAAGCTCTATTATAAACTGATCCCTCTGATAATCCTAAGTCATCTGCTATCTTCTTAGTAGGCTCAAATGGATACCGTTCTCTTATGATATCATTCATACCTCTTCAATTAATAGAATTAAGTCATCATTCTTTTGTATGAGCTGCTTAACATGATCAGCATCATAAGCCTCTATAATTCTAGTCACTAACTTTATAGGACCATTCCAATAGTCAAAGGTCTTATACACTACTTTATATATCTTCATTATCATCATTTTTTATTGGCACATCTAAGCCATACATTAAATCAAACATTGCAAAATCTCTATTTGCATTCCTCTTACTACCCTCATAGTTCTGAAAGTACCACTCTCTGAATCTTAGGTATTTTTGGTGAGTATAATCACCATTAGCTATAGCATCCTGGACCTCTCTAGCTAGCTGTGTGAACTCAGTCATTAGATTTATTGTTTATGATTTCTAAATATCTCAGGTAAAGAGGCAGATTAAATCCACCTCTTATCTCTTCTGCTGTTCTCCTGCTAGTCCAAAACTTAATTATTGCGTTGATTGTCATAGCTTAGATTTAAGTAGGTTAAGATTTGCATCACTTAGAATAAACAGGGACATATTTTCATCATCAGTCTCTGTAGCATCATAGGTAAATGGCTCAATAGTGCCTGCTATGTATACATCACTATCATAGTCAGTAGTCCAATTAGAAATGTATTGATTGCCATTTTTGTATAGGTCTATAAAATTCATAATATAAATTCTAAAAAAGTGAATAAAAATAAGATTGATAATGTTACAGATGTTACTATAATAAATGCCTTAGCAATAGCTATCTGCTCTTCTCCTACAGGAGTGAAATAATTAATTAGTTTTTTCATTGTATTATCTTTTAAATTGGTTAAATAAATTCTCAATTTCCTGTAACTGCTCTTTGTTTAAAAATGTAGTTAAGGTCTGAATAATTAAATGCAGTTGATTTGTATTTAGTTTGTCCTCCTGCTGTTGTACTTCTAAATAGTCTAAGATTTCATTAAATGTTTTCATGTGTAAAAGTTTTAATTGTTGATAACTATACGCCAAATATAGTATAAAGTTTTATAACTGCAATAAAAAAGTGTAATTTATATTCATTCTAAATAAGGATAGGTCGCAAATTGCGACTGCAACCTTAAAAATATCATGTAATTTCAAAGTATTACCTTATAATTACATAATTAATCGGAATTATTCCTATTATGTAATGCATATCTTACACAAAAAAAAAGCAGCTGCGTGCTGGGGAGCTTACAACTGCTTTCTTTAACATGGAAACAAGTGCTAAGTTAATGTTTATATTTGAATTTCAAAAATTCTGTGTAAGTTTTATTATTTATTTTATAGTGCTTTCTGCAATCATTACACAGCATCCAATAATGGATAGTACCTGCTGCAGTTACTACCTGCTTATTATGTCTCACATTATAGTTAGTACATTCAGGACAGCAGAACTTCTCATCTCCCTCCATTACAGCATAATGAGTAGATGGAGTAGTGTAAGAATTAAGTTTATTGAATACAGCTTCTAGTACAGTGACATCCATTTTGCAATATGCCACCATCTTATCCATTGCCTGCTGATCTTTCTTAAATACAATATCTTTCCACAAATCTAATCCCCCTGTATCCATCTTTTGACCTACTCCTAAATACTTAGCAATATAGTCTAGTTTGTTTGAATTAAAATTAAAGTACTTTCTAGCCCATTTAAGAGTATCTATAGTCTTAGGTGAGGGCATAACATCAAGTCCATGTATTATGGCTCTTGTGCGTAGCCATTTGAGGTCAAATCTATCACCATTATGAGCCACAATTTCTGTAGCCTGAGCCATAACTTTAAGGAATGCTTTAATCATTGCCTTATCTGATTGGTTTTTATCCCAAGTTAAGAACTGTATATCATCCTCATGCTCCCATTTGTAGCAGATGCAGATGATAGCTCTTTCGTGGATGATGTCACCTGGATTAATAGTTAGGTTATATCCTGACCTCCAAAATATACCAATGTTGAAACTCGTTTCCAAGTCAAAAAACAGTCTTTTTCTTACCATATATGGTGTAAACTTAGAGCAAATATTTGTCTTTAGCAAATTTAAAGAGATATGATAGCAGTAAGCCTATGCCTACTCCTACAAATAATAAACTAAGATTGCCTCTAGGTCTAGGTTGTGAAGCCTTAGCTTTAGCTTTCTCTACTATCCTATCTTTGTAGATAGTTTTTACTTTAAGTTTATAAGCTAGTCTCTCCTGGTATCTTGTTCTAGGAACATAAGTTGTCTTATACTTGATAATAGTATCTTTGGTAGTTATAAATTTTTCCCATACTATGCTATCATGAATTATAACAGGGATAGAATCTAAAGTTGTGATTCTGATAGTATCTCCTGTTTCTTCACAGGTATATCCTTTCTTAATTGCTTTATTAAGATGGTATTGTGCAGAGCAGCTGCTGAGTAGTAAGATTATAGCTAAGTATCTCATCATTCTTTTATTTCAAAGTGCATCCAATCGTAGTTCTTCTCTCTACCCAAAGATATAAAGCCATGCTTGTAGAAAATATCTATCATTGCCTTATACTCAGGTCTTGCAAATCTTGCAGTTTTCGATGATTCTTTGAGTAGATTTCTAGCAGGATCTAAGTCTATTGCTATCCCCCATGAGTGCATGGATAATGCTGTACCTCCTCTCATCTTTCTATAGTTGAAACATCCACCAAATAAATCAATCCCTAACTCCTTAATTTTATCATAGCCATAGGTAGCTAGAAGATCATTAAATACAGCTGTAAAATTATCAGCTACTAACTTATGGCACATCATAGTATTGACAGTGCTGTCTAAGTCCCAAGCTATTCTCATTGGATAAGGTAGCTTAATCTTTACTAAATAACCTGCACCTGTTACATTAGCAGTACCATATTTAGATGTAAGTTCCCATCTAGTCATTTCAATTTGTTTAGGTCCTCTTTAATATCTTTAGCTCTAGCAAAAAGTAGCTTCATTGACTGCCATAGGTCTATCCCTTTGACTACTTTATAATTCTCATTGATAGACATCACCTCAATACTAGATAATACTAGAGCTACAATTTTGGTGAGCATAAATGGTACACTGAAAAAAGTGAGGATGATGTCATTTAGTATGAATTGGTCTATTAAAAAGAACATAATCACAGTAACCTCATAGAGTGCTAATTTGCTTATAATAGATGAGAGCTTTCTGCTAGTAATTTTATCCCCTAATTTATTAGCTTTCCAAATACCTGTGATAGTATCAATAGATATTAATATTCCAATCATTATAAGGATGCCACTTATTGGTAAAAAGAATGCAAAGCATATGGAGATAAGTGTCAAAAGTTTGGATTGAATTGATATTAGTAATAGTGATAGTTGTGCTTTCATTCTTTAGATTCTATTTCAGATGCTAGTAAAAAAGTAAAATAAGATATTAATAGGCATCCTAAGAATTTAAAATGTAACTGATCAGCAAATACTAAAGAGATACCTGAAAGATATCCAAAGCCAAAAGTTAAAAATGATAAGATGCCTGAGTGCTTCATATTATTAAGATTGAATTATTGTAACCATTGTTACCTGCACCTCCACATAGACCATTACACTCTAGCAATCCATTAGATAAACAGCTACAGCCATCAATCATAGGTCTAAGGTCAGTATCTCGGTTAGTTGTACCTGTGAATATAGGATACAAAGCTCTATTTTTAAGTAGGTATCTGATTAATCTCTGCTCAAAGAATGCAGCCTTTTGTGCATAGTGTTCCATGCTGAATGCTATAGTACCTCTATCTACAGATGAGCTGTTATCTCCAAACTGAGTCTGTAGACCTTTGTTCTTTAGCTGTAATGATAGACCAAATACAGCATCTTCTGCTGCTCTCCATGCTATAATAGGCTGAATGAATGTTACTAAAGTCTCTTCATCAGGATCTAAAGTCTGATCATTGTACTTAGTTAGCAAGTCATTATAGAATGTAGTACCTAAGATAGGCATGATTCTTAGCTGAGCTTGAGTAGCTAGGTAAGGAGTAACATTGTTGACATCTACATTAGCTGTGATGGGTGTGTTATTCTTTAGATATGTTTCTGTTATAAAGTATAGCATTATAGTATAGGTGTTTGTGCAATTTGTGATTTGCTTTTATCTCCTCCAGGTACAGGAGGTAAAGATGCTAAGGCTCTAATCTCATTCTCAGTCATAGTCTCAAGCACTTTAGTAGCCACCAAAGGTGATAGACTATTCAAAGCATCATTAGTCTTAGAGGTATCTCCCTCAAGCTCTACTATTGCCTCGTTTATAATTTGATAATTATTGATAGTGAAATCTGCATCTATCTTAGCTATGAATAGTAACTCATTAAAGATGTCAGATACCATATCTCTCAATGGCATTACTACATTTTTCTCAAATATGATATAAGCCTGCTTAATATCTGAGCCATTACCTAGTGAGCCTGTTGT